ATGCCCCTCACCGACGTAAAGATCAGGCAGGCCAAGCCAGGCGCTGCTGCGCTCAAGCTCACCGATGGCGGTGGGCTCTACCTTGAGGTTCGCCCGAACGGCTCGAAGCTGTGGCGGTACCGCTATCGCATTGCGGGAAAGGAAAACGTATTCGCGTTAGGAGCGTACCCGCAAGTCACTCTGGCAGATGCGCGTGCGGAGCGGGACGTTGCGCGGGAGCACGTAAAGGCAGGCCGGCACCCTTCGCATGTACGCCAGACGGAGAAAGCGCAGCAGCTCGCCGAGAACCGCAACACGTTCAAAGCGGTGGCTGAAGAGTGGATCAATGAGCGACTGGCAGCTCGGACAGAGGCCTATCGGCGTCAGGCGCGGCGGGTATTCGAGGCGGAAGTCTATCCGCGGATTGGTCGGTTGCCCATGCGTGAGATCACCGCGGCGCATGTATTGGACATCCTCACTCGGATGAGTAAGCGCGGGGCCACGGCATATGCCTTGCTGGTGCGGCAGTGGATCTCCGCCGTCTTCCGGTTTGGTGTCGCCACCTTGCGGGCCGATGCAGACCCGGCCGCAGCTTTGAAGGGTGCGATTCAGCGGAAGCCGGTCAATCACTCCAAGCCGATGGCCGAAGCTGATCTCGCTAAGTTTTATCGCGCGCTGGCCGACTATAAAGGGCATCGAGTCACAGTGATTGCGCTTTACCTGCTACCGATGCTGTTTACCCGCACGGTGGAGCTGCGGTGCGCTCGGTGGTCCGAGTTCGATCTGGATGCCGCGTTGTGGGAGATACCCGCCGAGCGGATGAAGATGCGCCGCAAGCACCTAGTGCCGTTGCCGCGCCAGGCGCTGGACCTGCTACGCGAGCTGCGGTGGATTACAGCCGGGGAGCTGTTGTTCCCTGGGCTGCGTCATCCGGACAAGCCGATCAGTGCGACCACGCTGAACCGGGCGCTGGAGTACCTTGGCATGGAAGGCTGGCATTGTCATGACTTCCGCGCTACGGCTACGACGCATCTTTACGAGTCGGGACGGTGGCGCAGCGAGATTATTGAGCTTCAGCTTGCGCACGTGGAGCGGAGCAGCGTTCGGGCGGCATACAACCATGCACAGTACGTCGAGGATCGACGAGCTATGGTGCAATCTTGGGCTGAGTATCTTGATCTGTGCGCTGCTTCGGCTATTTGCAATTGATTGCAATCTTCGGTGGGCTATCGTGTTTGCGCTCTTGATATCCGGTGTCTAGCGAGGGATATTGGTGGTGCGTAGAGAGCTGTGTCATCAGAATTTTGAACAGCAGCGCTAGATTCTTGTCAATTTAGTACGCGCCGGGCTTGTGAATCTGTACAATGCCCCGCCCCAATTGGCACAACCAACGGAAACCATCGTGAATCGTATGCTCAAAAACATACTATCTGGCATCGGCTCCGTACTGGTCATATACCCTGCATCTGGGTATTCGCATTACCGTACTACGGAGCACGATTTTAGACGGACAGACCTTGAGGCTCTGCGTTCTGACGTGCGTGCAGTAGGACGAGACTTCTATAAAGCCATGGATGAAGGCGACAAACGTGTCGAGCAGAAAAAGGCCCGCGCATAGCGGTGCACCTCATAATGGCCGAGTGGAACGAGTGCAGCCAGAACCGTCCGTTCGTCAACAGATCATTTCCCAATCGATAGAGGGCCCGCTTCCGGCGCCTTCTTTGTTGCAGGACTATGAGCGTGTCCATCCTGGGCTCGCTACGATCATCGTTGAATCGTTCCAAAAAGAGACAGCTCATCGCCATGATATGGAACAGAAGGCTATGAGCATTGAGGCATCTGTCGCAGGTGCGTTTGTTGAAGAGCGCAAGCGGGGCCAGCACTACGGTCTCTTCATCGCGATGATGCTCGTCGCTGGTGTGATCACTTTGGGCGTTATTGGGCAGGGATGGGCCGCTACGGTTCTTGGAGGCGTAGGGTTCGCCAGCATCGTTGGCGCCTTTGTAGTAGGTCGGCGTCCGCCAGAGGCGCAACGGTCTGCGCCCCCTGCGAGCGGAAAATCCAATAAAGAGAAACAATGATCAGGCCGCCTTTCTGGCGGCCTTTTGCATTTCTACCCATCCCTGAATCTCCGACTGCGACCAGCGTGAGTAGCGGCCCAGCTTGATCGGTGCCGGGAATGCGTCGGCGGCGATCAGTTCGTAGATTGCCGATTTGCCCAGGCCCACCTGGCGGCAGACCTCGGGCAGCTTGATCAGGATGTCTATTGGCTGGTCGTTCATCGCCGCGCCCTCCGCTTACTTCTGCCGCCCCGGGCGGTGGCTCGCCAGCTGACGAAGCTGGCGATGTTGCCGGCCTCGTCGCCGATGGCGCCTATGGTGTGGTCCATGATCGCGCGCAGCTCCTCGAAGGTAGCGCGCTGGATGGTCTTGGTGCTCTCGACCAGGGTACGGCCGTCGGGTGTCTTGATCAGGTATTCGACGGCCCAGCGCATTGGCTTGCGCGGCGCGGTGCCGCTGACCTGGGCGCGGTCGTTGGGCATTTCGGTGGTGTAGAAGATGGTGCAGGTCATGCGGCGTCCTCCCCGAGCTGTTGGGCGGTGAGGTTTGCCTTCACCAGCGCGGCGGCTACTGGTGGGCAGACGCTGTTGCCGCACATGCGGACCTGGGCGGCTTTGCTGAGCTTCTTGCCGCCGGCGGTGCGGTCGTGGATATAGTCGGCCGGGAAGCCTTGGGCTGCGAACAGTTCGTGCGGCTCGAGCATGCGCATGCCGATGTCGACGATCTGGTAGGGCTCGCCCTTGATCATGACCAGTGCGTGGCGGTCCTTGGTGGTGACGGTGTGCAGCGGGTCCTGTAACGGCTGCCCTTCGCCGTGCCCGTAATACTTCAGCAGGAACGCGCGAACCTCTCCCATATGGCCACCTGTGGTGAGCGTGTGAATGGGCTCGCGCACGTCCTGCCCGATACAGTTGTTGCGCAGCTTCACCAAGTGGCTGGTGACCAGTGCGTTGTGGTCGACGGTGGTTGCGGTTGGCAGCGGGCTTTCCATGCTGCTGCCCGGGCCGGTGTAGTTGCCGCCGTAGTGTTTGGCAAGGAATGCGGCCACCAAGCCGATCGGCGCTGCGCCACCTGGCTTCTTGATGAAGCTGTTGGCCGTCACGGTTGCCAGCGGAGACTTGACCGATGAGCCGCGATCATTCGACCGAAACTTGGTAATTACCGGTGCTACCAGCGCAAAGTGGCCACCCTTCACCTGGGCGCAGATGGTGCGCAGTGGCGCGTCGGCGGGCATGTTGCGCTGGGTGCTGCCGTTGGCGTGCTCGGTGATGAAAGGCGCCAGGGTCGGCACCACTAGACCGGTCCCAAGTTTGCTGGTGATGGTTTGCAGCGGTTCATCCAGGTGCTGGCCCCGGAAATAGTCGTATCCATGGTTGACCTTCACCAGGAATGGATCGGACGAATCCAGCACATAGCGCTGAATACCCCGGGCGATTCGGCGCAGGGTGTTTTCGGCAAGTGGCTTCTTGCGCTTGAAGATCGATGGGCAGGGTAGGGACCAGTCGATGATTTCCGCAGCGGTGCGCCAGGGCTTGAGGCGCTTGGCCTTGACGGCCTCGCTCGCTGGGTCGCCGTGGGTGGGTTCCGGCCAGACGATGGGCTGGCCGTCGCGTCGGGCGATCAGGAACAGGCGCTTGCGGATGGTGGGCGCGCCGTAGTCGCAGGCGCGCAGCTCGCGCCAGTCCACCTGGTAGCCGAGGCGCTTCAGGGCGTTGGTGAAGCTGGCGAAGGTGCGACCCTTGTTCTTCGGGCATGGTCGGCCGTCAGTGGCCAGCGGGCCCCAGGTCACGAACTCCTCGACGTTCTCCAGCATGATGACGTTCGGCTTGACCGTGGCGGCGTAGCGGATTGCGACCCAGGCGAGTCCGCGGATCTCCTTCTTGACCGGTGCGCCACCCTTGGCTTTGCTGAAGTGCTTGCAGTCGGGGCTGAACCACGCCAGGTCAACCGGCTTGCCGTCTGCGATCACGCGCGGGTCTACCTCCCATACCGATTCACAGAAGTGCCGGGTGTGCGGGTGGTTGATGTCGTGCATGGCCACGGCCTCGGGGTCGTGGTTGACGGCGATGTCGACCGGCCTGCCGAGGCCCAGCTCGATGCCGGTGGACGCGCCCCCGCCACCGGCGAAGTTGTCGATGACCAGGCCGTGGAAGTTCATGTCGGCTTGTGGGTGGATGCGATAGAGGTTGGTCACTGCTGAACCTCCCATTTGGCTCGGTGCATGGCCTGGCGCTTGCGAGAGCAGGCGGTGTGGTTGCCCTTGGTGCGGGGGCGGTTGCAGATGTCGCAATGCGGTGTCAGTAGTGACATGCAGAGCACGCCGGGGACGTTGCTGCGGGTGAAGGGGCGCCGTAGCGGTGGCTGGCAGGTCGCTCCTTCCTGGCTGGTTTTTTGGTGCGTATACCCCTTAACAGGCTGCGCGTGCGGGCGGGGCGATGAGCGAAGCGGGGCAGCAGGGTGCGCGGCCCGGCGCACGCCTGTCAGGGGGTATGCGCGGGCTCCGCAGGGGCGGGAGGCAAGAGCGATAATGCCTGCTGCTGCGCAGCAGAGACTGTTTATCTCGCCACCGGTCGAGCGCGCAGGGCGGCCGCTCGGCTGCTGAGTCCGCAGGGTGCTGCGTGCCCGGCCGCCGCCGTGCTGTCGCACGGTCGGGGCTTGGGTGGATGCGGTGGCGAGGGCTACAGCACCGGCGTTGCGTATAGCGCTGCGGCCAGCAGAATAGTCAGCAGCAATAGCCAGTACAGGGGTGGTTTTCGGGGCATGAGCGACACCTGATTTGTTGAAGTCGCTCAGAATCATATTGCCCGAAATTCGCTGTGTATCAGCCAAACTGACCACATTCGTGTAACCAAAAGCCGGGGCGTTCATGCGGCCACCTCCGCCTGCAGCTGCTGCAGGGCGATGGCGTTGCGGGCTTTGGCCTGCAGGCGCCACAGGGTTTCGGTGCCCAGCTCGGCGCGGATGGCTTGCTGCAGGGCGTTGTGTTCGGTCTGCAGCTGCTCGATGCGCGCGGTGGCGCGGTCGAGGTCGTGCAGGGCCTTGCCGGCGGCCTCGGGGGTGAGGCGGGCGAGGGGGTAGGTGCGGCGGGTCATGGTCGGCACCTCACATGCACATCGGGGCGGCGGGCTGGAGCTGTCCGTCGACACGCTCCCAGGTACTCAGCGCTGGTTTACGGCCCTGGTGCTGTTCGATGGCCAGCTGGAGGATGTCGCGCAGGGTGGGCAGGCCCTCTTCGGGCATCGCGACTGGGAAATACAGCGTGACCTGCTCCTCCTCGCCGTTCGCGATCGCTTCGCTTTCCAGCCACTCGATCATGTCGGTGTCGGTAATGCAGCTGTCCGCCATCTGTGCCATCAGCTTCGGGGCGGTGAGGGCGGTGTGCAGGCGATCGGCGATGTCGGTTACCTGGCCCTGTGCTTCTGCTGCCTGGTTGGCTTTGGTGGTGCCGCTTTTGCGGACGGTGTCGGCGGCATAGCCGAGGAGGCGGGCCGCGAGGCGTAGGGCCTGGCAGTCGTCGAGGGTTAGGCTGTTGCCGCGCACGCGCTGCAGCTCGTCGAGCAGGTCCTGGACGATGGTGTTGTGCTCGGCCTGTTCCTGGTGCAGGGCGGTGCGCAGTGTGTCGGCCCGGTGGCGGAGGCTCTCGGTCAGTTGCTCTTCGCGGGCAAGCCTGCCGCGCAGTTCTGCCTGTTCGCCCCTCAGGGCGTTTACCAAGCCATTCCAGTATCGCGCAGCAGCTACACGGCCTTGCTTGTAGCCGGCCGCCCGGCCGGTGCGTAGGCCGGAGCAGTAGCTGAGGCCGATCAGCACGGCGGTGATGGCGAGCATCGAGAACAGCGCGTAGAGCTGGTGGGTTTCGAGTTGCATGGTGGCGTACTCCTTGGTGGTGTTGTTCGCTGGTGGTGGCAGCGGTGTGTTGTTGTGTTCGTGTTACGTGGTGCTTCTGGGTGGCGGGGCAGGAACGCAGCCCAGCTCCTTCGGGCCGGCGAGCCGGGGTGAGAAGCGCGGCCGGTTTGGTTTGCTGAAAAGGTTTCGCTTGGCGACGTTGATGGCTTCCGCTGCGGTCCGTGCCCGCACGTACATGGTGTGGCGGTACGTGGGGCGCTTGTACGAGCCGGCAGTCACGTCGACGGCGTACGTCTTCCACTCGCGCGTTGCCCAGTATTCCCGGGCGTCTTGCTCGTCTCCAAAGTAGATGCGGGCCTGGCTAACCGACATGACGCGGCCCCTCGGTCATGGCCTCGTCCAGCGCCGTGTCGGCGGCGTCCGAGGCGTGGTCGATGAGGACCGCCAGGTGGCGGATGTCGATGAAGCGGGCGGCCTTGGCGCTGCTGTCGAGGGTGGTGACGGGCAGCGGGACGCGGCCGGCGCTGAGGGCGCGGGCGAAGTTGTCTTCGTTGAGGTTGCGGAAGTAGCGCACGCGCACCTGGTCGACGGGCACGAGCACGTCGCCCAGGGTGCGGTACAGCAGTTCCACGGTGCCGGGGCGCGGTGCAGGGCGCAGGCGAAGTTCGTGCTGGGCCTGGCTCATGCGGTGACCTTATCGAGCTGGGTTTCCAGCGTGCGCAGGCTGAGCTTGCCGATGCGCGGTGGCTTCGGTGCGATGGCCTTGGGTGCGTTGTGGGCGCGGATCTCGCGGTTGATGCCGGCGAGGGTGGCCCGCGCATTGGCACCGAAGGCCACGAAGCGCGGCAGGGGCGAGGTGCTGGAACGAGGCTCGATCACGGCGCCCAGCTCGACGCCCTCGATGCCCACACCCAGGCGCAGCATGGCGCGGCTGGTGTATTGGGCGCCCAGGTCGTTGGCCAGGCGTTCAAGCGCTGCGGCCAGTTGCAGGTGCTCGACCTGCAGCGGTGCGGCGGTGGTGGTGAGTGAGACGCCGGCAGCGGTGGCCGCCAGCATCAGGTTGGCCAGGATCTTCTCCGGCGTGCGGCGTTGTTCGGGCAGCTGCAGCAGCTCGATCAGCAGGGCGTCAATCAGTTTGCTGTCCATTGGTGTTCCCCTTGGGGTGGTTCCAGGCGATCTCTACGTGGGCGCGGGTCAGGTCACGAAGGTGCTCGGGCACCTCGGCCAGTGCCGCCCGCCGTTCCTCTTTGCTGTGCATGGCGAGGACCTGACGGGCGTACTGGCGCGGCCAGCCGGTGGCGTTATGCGACATCACGCGGGTCCGGCTGGGGCTCAGGCAGCGGCCGGTCGATGCCGAGCTGCTGGGCCAGCCAAGGCAGGCCAGCAGGCGTGACGCGGGTAGCGCGCTGGTATTGCATGCCGCACTCGGGGTGAAACCACTGGCTCTCGCGGGTGACAAGAAACGCTTTGTCCCGGTCGGGGTGGGCGGGCAGGTTGTGCTCGTTCAGCAGGCCCTTGGCGCGCATCTGCGCCATCAGCTTGCGATGGCCGAGGCCCAGGCGCTCGGCAGCGAACTTGAGAGAAAGGCTCATGACTGGGCACCTCCTATGCTGCTGCGCTGAATGCGGCGCGGTAGTCCTGCAGGAACCGGCGCAGGTGGTCGACCAGCACGCTGTAAGCGCGCTTGCTGTCGGCGGGGAGGGTGAACTGCACGGCCGCATCGTCGATGCGCAGCTGGACGTCATAGCTGCCACGTGGGTGACGGCTGATCATTAGTTCTGGCTCCAGCTCGTGGGCGGGTAGCCAGTAGGTGCCGCGTCCGCTGCGGATGGCCGTGCGTAGCATCAGCTCCAGATCGCTGACGAGCAGATACTCGTCCACATCGGGTACGCCTGACGCGGCATCGCCGTTGACCGTCGATTCGATGAAGCGGGCCACGCGGCTGCCGTTGTCACTGCGCTGGTTGTCCAGCGTGACGCACAGGCTGTGGCGGGTGCCGTTGTGGGTAACCCCGACGTGAATGCCTTGGCTGCACTGCTCGATCACGACGGTGGCCAGCACGCTGCGGTGTGGGCCTTCGGCGGTGAGACGGTGCTGAAAGGTGCCGTTGAGGCGCACCTGCGCTTCCAGCCGGATGAGGGCGGCGGTGTTGAGGAGAAGGCGGTTCATGCGGCGTCACCTCCCCACGGGTTGGTTGGGGTGGTGCGCGCATTGGTGCGGGCCTGGAGCTTGGGCTTACCGCTGCTGATGATGACGAGCATGCCGGTTGCGGCTTGCAGGCGTTCGATCAGGTTGCGGTTGGAGGCGCACGTCGGGTGAACGTGCAGGGTGGCTGTTGCCATGAGGCTTTACCTCGTCTGTGGTGGAGACGAGGTAAAGCTACAATTTAGGTTGTAGAAAGGTCAACAGGTATTTTTGTAGGTGTTGTGTTTTTGCTTGTTAAAGTTGCTGCACCTTCCACATGCCCCGCCCGCAGATGTGCCACTCCTCGTTGATTCGGATGTACTTCGGAGTCCAAGAGGGGTTGAGCGCTTCTAGATACCACTCGCCGTCTTCTTTGCGTAGGCGCTTGAAGGTGACGCGATTGGACGATGTGAGCTTGGCCACCACGAAATCACCTGATTGTGCTTCCTTGTCAGGGTCAATCACGACCTTGTCGCCGTCCGCAAAGCTGACGGGACCGGTCGGGTCGAACATGCTGATGCCGTCGATTTGCAGCACGTAGGCGTGGGGGCCTACCGGGCCCGGTGCATCGATCCATTCGTCCGCGTCGCCGGGCTGAAACGTATCAACAGCCTCGCACCACGAGCCCGCAGCTACAGACCCTATAACCGGCAGCTTGCGCGTTGTTTCGCCAACGACCTGCGCATTGCTTCCATAAGCAATCGTGGTGCTGGACACCAGATTGGGTGGTGGGGCTGACGGATCGACAGCTTGAGGAGGGATTCCAAGCACGCGGGCAATCTGCGCCAGGTACTTCGAGTGTTTGGTCTTGCCGCTTTCAATCGCGGCATACGATTGTTGCTTGAATACCTCGCCGCCCAGCAGTGCGCGAACGCCTGCGGCCACGTCCTCTTGGGACATGTTCAGTTCGGCCCGCCGCCGCTTGAACAGGTCGGCGATCACTTGCATGCGTTGCGATGGAGTAGTCATGCAGGGAAGGCTACAAACATGCTTGTAGCTTGGGAAACAAAAATGCCTGTTGCTTGTTGACATATTTGTTTGTAGATTTGGTCGCGGCAACATAAAAGGATTCTTCCATGAATGATTCAGAGTCGATGCGAGCGGCGTTTGAAGAGGCCGTTTCGAAGGTTGGCGGACAGTCCGAGGTGTCCCGAAAGCTGAAGGCAATGGGGCTGCGTTTTTCACAACAGCGCCTTTGGCATCACCTCCGCGTTAAAGGGGCATGCCCGATTGAGCTGGTAATCCCGCTCGAAAAACTATCCGGGGTAGGGCGCCATGAGCTGCGCCCCGATCTGCCTGAGCTATTTCCGGCGCCTGCCGAGTTTCCCGATGTTGAGCGTCGCGAGGGTGACCGTCGTGTTGCTGAGCGTCGCAACGGCGATCGCCGTGAGGCCGAGCGTAGGTCCGAAGCGGCCTGATCCAGTTCATAAAAAACCGGACGGCCTACCAGCCGCCCGGTTCTCCCGGCACACACCACCACAGTGCTGTCGGGTGATGCGGTAGATCGCCACGGAGTACGCCAGTACAGCTTGCCGATCTACCGCACCCGCCAAGGGCACGGATGCCCCTGGTTGCCCGCCGTCTCCACCACAGATAGGGCGGGCTGTAGCGGCGGGGCTCATGCGGAGCATGGGCCTCGCCACGGGATGCAGGCGGTTATCCACCACAGACACGCCGCCTGCATGTGACCACTGGCAAGTGACCACGGCGCAACTGTATCAAGCAGGCGCGGTGTGGTCACTGGCAGACTTTTGGGGAAACTGCCATGGGCCGATTCAAGTTCTGCTCCACCGAACGTGCACGACGCACACTGCTGACACTGCCGCAGGCTCTGCACCATGCGGTGCGTGACTATCCCGGCGGCGCTACTGCCATTGCCGCCGTCGACGGCGATACCAATCCCACGACGCTCAATCACAAGCTGAGCCTGACCAACACCACCCACACGCCGAACATCCGCGACCTGGAGCTGATCCTTGATCTGACCCGCGACCCGCGCATTGTCGAGGCGATCCTGCACCCGATCGGGTGGGTTGGGGTGGATGTCTCGGACCTGCGCGAGACGGATACGCCCCGGGCGCTGCTGACGGGCATCAGCGAAATGCTGAGCCGGGAAAGCACGCTGACGTTGCACCTGACCAAGAGCCTGGACGATGGCGACATCGACGATGACGAGCTGGACGAGTTCGAGCTGATGGCGGAGCGCCTGGTGCACGCGGTGTTCAGGCTGGGCGCCGCTGTGCGCCGTGCGAATCGGGAACAGGGGGTGTGCCATGGCTGACAACGCTGATCGCGCTAACGATCTGGTGCTGGAGCGCCTTGATCGCACCCTGGCCGCTCGGGTGCCGGCGCAGCCTGGGCGCGTGCTTGAAGAATGTGAAGAGTGCGGTGACCCGATCCCGTTCGAGCGCGTGCAGGCGCTGGCGAAGATGGAGTGCCTGCGCTGCGTGGAGTGCCAGGGGTATCACGAGCGGAGGGTTCGGGGATGACTGACCGTCACGAACTACTCGACGATGTGCTGGCCCAGCTGCAGGCCGGCGACCTTAAGCCCAGCACGCCGTTGGTGATCGGCAAGCGCACCCGCTGCGAGTTGGAGGGCGACAAGGCGCCGGAGAAGACTGGCTGGTATGTGATCTATGAGCACCTGAACGCCAAGGGCGAGACGTTCTACTGCGGGGCGTTCGGTGATTGGCGCTCGGGCGAGAAGGGCAGCTGGCACAAGATCAAACCGAAGGGCGGCAAGCTGACGGCCGAGGATCGGGCGGTGATGAAGGCTCGTGCCGAGGAGGGCCAGCGCAAGGCGGCCGAGGCCGAGGCGCGCAAGCATCGCACCGCCGCGCGCCGGGCCGCAGGCATGTGGAAGCATCTGGAGGAGAAGGGCAGCAGCCAGTACCTGTTGAACAAGGGCGTGGGCGGCTTCGGCCTGCGCTACAAGCGCAAGAGCGGCACGGCGCTGGTGCCGATGCGCAACGTGAAAAGCTGGGACATCGTCGGCCTGCAGGTGCTGTTCCCGGAGGTGCAGCCGAAGTTCGGCGGGAACAAGGCCTATTGGCCCTATGGGCTGGAAAAGCAGGGCGCGGTGCATCTGTTCGGCCCTGAGCCGGAGCCAGGCGACGTGATCCTGGTGTGCGAGGGCTATGCGACCGGGGCGAGCCTGCATATGGCGACCTCGCTGACGGTGGCGTGCTGCTTTGACGCCGGCAACCTGTTGCCTGTGGCCGAGGGGCTGCGGGTGCGCTATCCCGGCCGGCGTCTGGTGTTCTGCGCTGACGATGACTGGAAGACGGTGATCCAAGGCAAGCCGGTGAACGTGGGCAAGATCAAGGCGGAGAATGCCGCGCTGATCGTGGGCGGTGAGGTGGTGCTGCCGATCTTCGACGCTGACCGCGAGGAGAAGTGGACGGACTTCAACGACCTCCACGCGGCCGAGGGGCTGGAGGCGGTGCGCCGCCAGGTGCTGGCGGTGGTACGGCCTTCCACCGTGGAGGCGTGGCAGGAGAAGCTGCAGTATTCGGACAAGGGCGGGATGGTCGCGCACCCGTTCAATATCGCGCTGATCCTGGGCAACGATAAGCGCTGGGACGGGGTCATCGCCTATGACTCGTTCAGCTCGAAGATCCGCAAGATGCGCACGCCGCCCTACGGTGGCGCGGCGGGTGACTGGAGCGACCTGGACGATATCAAGGTGACGCTCTGGCTGGCGGATGTGTACGGCCTGCGGGTGAAGAGCAACCTGGTGCTGGAGGCGGTGAACTCGGTTGCGCATGACAATGCCTTCCACCCGGTGCGCGGGTATCTGGACGGGCTGGAGTGGGATGGCACGCCGCGCCTGGAACATTGGCTGAATGCACGGCTGGGGGTGCTGGATAGCGAGTATTCGCGCAAGGTGGCGAAGCGTTGGATGTTGTCGGCAGTGGCGCGGGTGTTCCAGCCGGGCTGCAAGGCGGATTCGGTGCTGATTCTGGAGGGCCTGCAGGGTGCGGGTAAGTCGACCTCGATGTCGGTGCTGGGCGGTGCGTGGTTCATGGATACGCCGTTCAACCTGGGCGACAAGGACGGCTATCAGGCGATCCGGGGCAAGTGGATTGTGGAGCTGGGCGAGCTGGATGCGTTCAACAAGGCGGAATCCACGCGGGCCAAGCAGTTCTTTTCGGCCTCGGTTGATACCTATCGCGAGAGCTACGGGCGGCGGGTGCTGGATGTGCCGCGCCAGTGTGTGTTCGTGGGTACGACGAACCAGGATGAGTACCTGAAGGATGACACGGGAAACCGCCGCTACTGGCCGGTGACTTGTACGAAGGTGGATCTCGACGGCCTGCGCGCCGACCGCGACCAGCTGTGGGCCGAGGCGGTGGCGTGCTATCGCGCGGGGCATGTGTGGTGGGTTGAGCGGGACGAGTCGGACATCTTCGCGGCCGAGCAGGATCAGCGCTACCAGGCGGACATGTGGGAGGAGCCGATCATCACGTACCTGACCAAGCAACACATCGGCGATAGCGTGACGGGGGCGCACATTCTGGAGAAGGCGCTGAACATCGACCCGAGCCATTGGGACAAGCCGGCGCAGATGCGCGTAGGCAAGATCATGCATCGGTTGAAGTGGCCCCGCCGCAGGCGTGGCAGTACGCCCAGCGGGACGCGCGGCTATGTGTACATTAAGCCGGATGAGTGGAAGCGCGTGGCGGCGCCGCCGAAGCCGCAGCAGAAGGGGACCGCGTTTTGATTCCTGAAATGGACGAGATGCTGAAGCTGTGGGCGCTGGATATGCACGGCGGGCTGGGCGGCGGTGGTTCGGGCGGCAGCATGATCGCCGAGCTGATGGACTCGAAGGGCATGTTGATCCGCGCCAAGGGTGGTGGCTCTCGGATGCTGCTGCCGTTCAGTGCGGACATCGAGCTGATCGTGAACAAGCATCTGGACGCGCAGCTGGCGGTGGTGGTGCGGGAGCATTACCTGAACCATCAGAGCTTGGATCACCAGAAGTGGCGACACTGTGGGTGCGGCCGGACGCAGTTTTACCAGCGGCTGCATAACGCGCATGTGGCGATTGCAGGTATACTGCTGGAGCGCGCAGCGTGATTTGGCGCAGCGTCCCAGCATGGACCACCCGCTTTTTTGCGGGCGAGACGCACGCACGCCGCGTAGTGTCTGGAGTCGTCCCACCTCCCTACCTTTTCACCGTGCCCGCACGTAGGGCGCACATGCACGCGCGCGCATCGCGCGCATCGCGCGCAGCGTTATCTTTTTCTCTCTATACGGGAGAAGGATCAATAAAGGTAGGACAGTGGGGCGGCGCCTTGTTCTGTGCGGTGTTCAAGCGTCTCGCCTGTCTGGAGTCTGGTGGGGCTGGTGGGTCTGCTGCCTGCGGCGCTGTAGCCAGTCATGTGATATTGCCGTTGATTGCCGGTGCGTTGCCGGTACGTCACCGTTGATTGCAGGGGTGGCAGTGCTGGCGTCTTGCTGCCACCGGATTGGAGGGGTATAAATCAGCTATCTTCGAAGAAGTGCGCTTAGGCGGCTTCACCACAAACCCGGCCACCGCGCCGGGTTTTTCGTTCTCAGGCCTCGCCGATTCGGCGGGGCCTTTTCGTTTGTGCCGAGGAGGCCAGCATGTCGACCGAACAGCAGGTGCAGCAGTCGCTGGCCGATCTTCCCACCTGGCTGCTGATCCTGGTGGCGCTCGCTGGACTGACCGGCGAGATGTGGCGAGCCGATGCGGCCGGCATGGCGGTGGGCGAGCTGATCAAGCGTGTGCTGCTGCGCTTCGGCGCCTCGGCGGTGTTCGGCTTGGCCACGGTGCTGCTGGCTACGGCCTGGGGTTCGAGCCTGCTGACCTCGGCAGCGTTGGGCAGCATCGTCGCTTGCCTGGGTGCTGACTTGGCCAGTGGGTTGTATGCGCGGTGGCTGGCGAAGAAGGCTGGCCTGTGTGATGTGCCGCCGACCGGCAAGGCCGGCAGCTGATGCCTAGCGCACCGAGCGCTGTCTGCTCAGCGCCAGGCTGCTTGCGTCTGGCTCTGCCGAGTAAGACTCGATGCGCGGAGCATCAGGCGGAAGCTGATGAGTCTCGTGCTGCATACCTCAAGCAGGCACACAAGTCATACAACGCCCGCCGCCCGAAGTCGGACGGGTTCTACTGGACGAACCGTTGGAAGCGTAAGAGCGCGGAGTATCGCGAGGCGCATCCGCTATGCGAGGAGTGCGATCGCATCGGCCTGACAGTTCCGTCAACGATGGTCGATCACATCATCCCGTACCGCGAGCGTCCTGACTTGGGTTTGGTGGACAGCAATCTGCGTGCGCTCTGCTGGCAATGCCATAACCGGATCGGCAAGAAGGTCCGGGAGAAGGATGGCGCCGTGGCTGAGCGGGTGGATACATCCGCCCCGCTTCGGCTCTCGACGCTGGTAGGCCGGCAGGGGTAGGGGGTGTAATTCCTTCCTACCGAATTACGCCCGAACGACGTATGGAGCACTGTGTACCCGCGCGTCGAAATTTCAGATAGGGGGGGGGTTAAAACCCCGGACTAGAGCGGATGAACATGAATCCTCAATTCACCGTGGCGCCGTCGGGCAGCGAAGACGCACAGGCTTCGGCGAAGGTCGAGGTCGTGTCGCCGGATTGCCCCATCGATTTCACGCCGGATGAACTCCAGGTGTGGGATTACATCTGCGACCAGCTGCGCAAGGCGGGCCTGCTGCACCTGACGGCGGGTATCGCGATATCGGTGATCGTCAAGAAGTACCGTCGCTGGCTGACCGCCATCGAGGCGCTGGACGATTACATGGACGAGAACAATGGCTCGTTCACTGTCAAGACGCCCAACGGCTACGAGCAACCGCACCAGCTGGTGCACTACGTCGACAAACAGGAAAAGGAGCTGTTGAAGTGGCTACCGTCCTGCTGTCTGACAATCCCGACCTTCGCCAAGGTCAAGGCGCTGGAGAAAGGAAGCGAGCAAGGCGATCTCTTCCTCGACGAGATCCGAAGCTTTATGCAGGGGCGACCCGGCTAATCCCGAAAGAGCTTTACCCGTGGGATGAGTACGGTGTCGCCGTGCTACGCGGCAAGATCCCAGTCTGCCGCCTGACGTTCCTGGCAGTGAAGCGCCACTACAAGGATCTTCGCCAGGGCGCCAAGCGTGGATTGTGGTTCGACCCGCTGCGCGCGGCCTACATCATCGACTTCTTCCCGAAGTTCTTGCGGCACGTGCGGGGCGAGAAGACAGGCCAGCCCATCGTGCTGGAGCCCTGGCAACAGTTCTGGCGCGCCGTGCAATTCGGCTGGCGCCGTGCGGATGGCACCCGCCGCTTCCGCCAGTGGTATGAAGAAGTGCCGCGTAAGAGTGGCAAGAGCACGACTCTCAGCGGAATCGGCCTTCACCTGGCCGCCTTCGATGGCGAGCCAGGCGCCAAGGTCTACACCGCCGCTACCAAGCTGGAACAGGCCAAGATCACCCACGGTGATGCGGAGCTGATGCGGGAATTCTCGCCAGCGCTTAAGCGCCTGTTCAAGAACCATCGCAACCGGCTATTCGTCCAGGGTACGGCGAACGAATTTCTACCGCTGGGCGCGGACGCTCGGACGCTGGACGGCCTCGACCCGCACGGCGCGATCATCGACGAACTACACGCGCACCGCACGCGCGAGCTTTGGGACGTGATCATCTCGGCGATGGGCGCGCGCCGCGAGCCGATGCTGACTGCAATCACCACCGCCGGCTTCAACCAGCACGGGATCTGCTACGAGCAGCGCACATTGCTGGTAGACATCCTCGAAGAGCGCGTCATCAACGGCAAACGAATCATCAACGACAGCGTTGGAGGGGTGATCTACACCCTCGACGATGGCGACGACTGGACCGACGAACGCAACTGGCCGAAGGCGCATCCCAATCTGGGCGTGTCCGTGCGTCTAGCTTACCTGCGTGAGCAGTGCGCCCTGGCGCAGCAGGTGATCGCGCAGCAGGTCAACTTCCTGACCAAGATGCTCAACATCTGGTGCCAGCAGGATGACCGGTGGCTCGACATTGCCAAGGTCTGGGACCCGTGCAACCCGCCGTTCGACATCGAGCAACTGGAGGGCCGCGTCTGCTACGGCGGTCTCGACCTCTCGACCGAAACGGACCTTACGGCCTTCGTGCTGGTGTTCGAGCCCACGCCCGATGATCCGCATGTTTACGTCGTGCCGTACTTCTTCGTGCCGGCGGACAACATCGAGCATCGAGCCCAGATCGATCGCGTGGCCTATCCCAAGTGGGTAGCCGAAGGGTTCCTGGAAGCCACCCCCGGTAACGTTGTGGACTACGAGCGTGTCCGTGCGGTGATCAAGGAATGCTCGGAGCGCTTCGACCTGCGCGAAGTCGGCTACGACCCATGGAACGCCTCGCACCTGGTGACTCAGCTCACCGGCGACAGCATCAGCATGGTCAAGCTGGGCCAGAACCTCGGCAACCTGAGCGCCCCGACCAAGCGGCTTGAGGGGCTGCTGCTGAGCAACCTGTTGCGGCATGGCGGCCATCCGGTGCTGCGCTGGAACGCTGAAAACGTCACGTTGCTGCGCGACAGCAATGGCAACTACCGCCCCCACAAAGGCAAGAGCCGAGAGCGAATCGACGGAATCGCTGCGCTGCTCAACGCCCTCAACCGCTACATGGGCGCGACTACTGAAGAGCCGGCAGGCGTCAACGCCGCATACGCCACTGGAGGCATCAGAACAACATGAGTTGGCTCAGCAGGCTAAACCCGCTGCGCCGTAAAAGTGCCGAAGCGATGAACTCCCGTGATCTGCTGGAGATGATCGCCGCTGGCGCTGTTGCGGTGTCCGGTGTTCAGGTCAACAGCGCGTCGGCAATTCGCTTCGCGGCGTTCTTCGCATGCCTCAAGGTGCTGTCAGAGGATGTCGGCAAGCTGCCGATCAAGCTCTACAAGGAACGTCCGGATCGCGGGCGGGACGTGGCCAAGGGGCACAAAGTGCATCGGCTGATCAGCCGTCGCCCAAACGACTTCATGACCGCATCCGAGTTCTGGGAGATGTGCGTGGCTCACGTGGTGCTGCGTGGCAACTTCTACGCCTTCAAGGTCATCGTCGGTGGTGAGGTTGTCGAGCTGCTGCCGCTCAACCCCGGCTCAGTGGTACCCAAGCTGCGGGACGACTGGACGCTCTGGTATGACGTCACGTTCGCCAATGGCACCCGTGACGTGTTGCCAGCCAGCGAGATCTTCCACGTGCGCGGGCTATCGCTCGACGGGATTCGAGGGCTGAGCGCCCTGGAGTATGCCCGCGAGACGCTTGGCCTTGGCATCGCTGCCGAGCGTCACGGTGCAAAGCTCTTCGTGAATGGAGCAAACCCAGGCGGCGCGCTTGAGACCGAGCAGACACTGACGGACGAAGTGTTCGAGCGGGTCAAGTCCAGCTGGAACGAGAAACACACCGGCCTGGAAAACTCGCACAAGGTCGCGATTCTTGAGGGTGGGCTGAAGTGGACGTCGGTCACGATGACCAACACCGACGCCCAGTGGTTGGAGAACCGCAAGCACACCGACAACCAGATATGCGGCTTGCTGCGCGTGCCGCCGCACAAGATCGCGATACTCGATCGCTCCACCAACAACAACATCGAGCACCAGTCCCTGGACTACGTGAACGATGGGCTGATGCCGCACCTCAACCGAATCGAAAACCGTATCCGCATCGACCTGCTCAATGAGCGGGACGAAGAGGATCACTTTGCCAAATTCAATGTTTCCGCGCTGTTGCGCGGTGACATGAAGGCGCGCAGCCAGTTCTACAAGGACATGGTCTATCTCGGCGCGTACAGCCCCAACGACGTGCTGGAGCTGGAAGATCGCAACCCGCGCGAAGGGGGCGATATCTACCTCACGCCCTCGAACATGAACATCAACGGAAGGCCGGCAGATGAAAACCAAGAACGCGCCTAGCAACAAGCACCTGGCGACCAGCTTCAAGGTGAAGGCCGTAAACGAAGACGGCACCTTCTCCGGCTATGGCTCGGTGTTTGATCTGGTCGATTCCTATTCGGACGTCGTGCAGCGCGGCGCCTTCAAGGAAACCCTGAAGGAATGGGCGAAGAAGGGCGGCTTCCCTTCGATGCTTTGGCAGCACAAGTACGACGAGCCGCTGGGCGTCTACACCCTCATGGAAGAAGACGAGCACGGCTTGTACCTGGAAGGCCGCTTGCTCATCGACGACGACCCGCTGGCCCGGCGCGCCTACGCGCACCTCAAGGCCGGCAGCATCACCGGGCTTTCAATCGGTTACAGCATTCCGCGGGGCGGTGCGTCCTGGGATGACGGTGCGGGTGTTTACCGCATCAACCAGGTGGACCTCTGGGAAGTGTCCCTGGTGACCTTTCCCGCCAACGACGCGGCGCGTGTGGAGACTGTGAAAAGTGCCATGCAAGGGCCGCGTCAATTCGAGAAGTTCCTGCGCGACGCCGGCCTCTCTCGAACCGAAGCCAAGGCGCTCATGGCCGACGGCTACAAAGGCATCTCTCAGCGTGACGCTGGCATGGGTGGCCTGCTCGATGACATCAATCAACTCACTGCACAACTGCGAGGCTAACACCCATGCAACGTACTTCTATTGCAGCTACGGTGGCTGAATCCGTCCCCTCCCTTCGCAATATGCGCCGCCGCAATGACGGCGGCGACAGCCACACCGAACTGCGCGCTGGCATCAAGCAGCTCGGCGAAGCCTTTGCCGAGTTCAAGAAAACCAACGACGAGCGACTGGAAAAGCTCGGCAAGGGGCAGGCCGACCCGCTGCTGGAAGGCAAGCTGGACGAGCTGAACAAGAAGCTCTCCGAGCTGGAGTCATTCAAGAAAACGACCGAAGACAACCTGAAGAAAAAGGCGCGCCCAGGTCTGACCGGCGGCGACGAGGAGGCTTGCGAGGAGCACCGCAAGGCCTTCGACGGCTTCTTGCGCAAGGGCCGTGAAGAAGGTCTGCGCGACCTCGAAGCCAAGGCGCTGAACCTGGGCACTGACGCCGATGGCGGCTATGCCGTACCGGATGAGCTGGACCGCAACATCACCCAGCTCGAGCGAGACCTCGGCATCATGCGCAGCCTGTGCAACGTCGTGCCGGTCGGTAGCGAGGAGTACAAGAAGCTCGTCAACATGGGCGGTGGCGCCTCCGGCTGGGTTGGTGAAACCGATGAGCGCTCGGAAACGGCCACGCCGAAACTGGCGCAGATCGCGCCGACCTTTGGGGAGATCTACGCCAACCCGGCAATCACCCAGAAGGCTCTGGACGATATGTTCTTCAGTGCCGAAACCTGGCTTGCTGAAGAGGTGGCCTGGGAGTTCGACCAGAAGGAAAACGGTGCATTTGTGTCCGGCGACGGCGCCAAGAAGCCCAAGGGCTTCCTGGCCTATGCCAGCACGGTTGTGACCGACAAGGCTGGCACTCGCCCCTTCGGTACCCTGCAGTTCGTAACCTCCGGCGCTGCGGCGGCACTGGGCAGCCCGGATCGTCTGATCGATCTGGTGCACAGCCTCAAGCGTGGCTACCGCAAGAACGCGGTGTTCCTGGGTAACGGCCTCACGCTGGCTGCGCTGCGTAAGCTCAAGGACAGCGAAGGCAACTACTTGTGGCGTCCTGGTCTCGAAGCCGGCGAACCGGGGGTCCTCCTCGGCTATCGCTATGAAGAAGAGGAGAGCATGCCGGATATCGCGGCTGACTCCATTCCGCTGGCCTTCGGCGACTTCAAGCGCGGCTACACCATCGCCGACGTGAAGGGCATCCGTGTGTTGCGCGACCCGTTCACCAACAAGCCCTACGTGCATTTCTACACCACCAAGCGCGTGGGTGGCGGTGTGATGGACAGCCTGGCAATCAAGCTGCTCAAAATCGCCGCCTAAGCGGCATTCACCCACCGCAAAGGCTCGCTTCGGCGGGCCTTTGTCGTTCTGGAGGTGCTCACCATGCCACCAATAGTCACGCTGACGGAGCTGTTCAAATTTTCGCCGGACTCGATCCGGGTCATCGAGTACGAGCCTGGCGAACACGACCTGTCGGATCGCGCCGCAGAGATCGCCCATGGCCTGGGCATCGTCGATGACGCCGATGCGCGCGCGGCTGCTGCGAAGAAGGCCGAGGAAGAGGCTGCTGCCGCTGCTGCGAAGAAGGCCGAGGAAGAGGCTGCCGCCGCTGCCTCGAAGAAGGCTGAGGAAGAAGCTGCCGCCGCTGCCTCGAAGAAGGCCGAGGAAGAAGGTGCCGCTGCTGCCGCAGCAAAGAAGGGTAAAAGCAAATGATCGACCTGGCGGTGGTTAAAGCTCACCTGCGGGTGCGGCACGATCTGGAGGATGACTACATCCAGGTGCTGGTTGATGCCGCCGCCCAGTCGTTCAACGACCAGAGCAACCGCGTGCTGGTCGCGCCGGAAGAGTCCTTGCCTGATCCGGTTGGGAATGCGCTGCATCCAACCAAGGCGATTCAGCAGGGCATCCTGCTGCTCGTCGGTCACTGGTACGTCAATCGCGAGGATGTCGTGATCGGCACCATTGCCACTGCGCTGCCCAGAGCGACTGAGTTTCTGTGGCGGCCCTATCGCTGGGTGAACGTGGCATGAGAACAGGGCGACTGGAAACGCCGGCAGACCTGCTGGCACTCGGCGCGGATCTCCAGCCACAGCTGATCGACTGGCTGTGGGTGGGTATTCGCGCAAAGGATGCCGGCGACGTGCCGGTTGCTGCTGGCCTGCACAATCCGGGGCGTGTCGAGGTGCGAGCCTGGTGGGATGAGCGCTTGCGCAATGGCCGCTACCTGCGAGCCGAGCAGCGCCTGCTACACATCGATAGTGTGCGTGACGTAACCGGCCAGCAAGCAGAGCAGGTGCTTACCTGTACCGAACTGATCGGCGCCCCCGCTACCTACACCGCCCAGCCTGGGGCAGAGCCGCTGCTATGTCGGGTATTCCTGGATTACGAAGTCGCCCGCCCTGGGCAGTTTGGCGGGATGGTGGAGTACGCAACGCAGCTGGAGGCGGCGTTGATCGAGGTAGGCCGGCCGCAGCCGGGTGCCGTGTTCCTGGTAGATGGGGTTTGCTGGCGTGTGGCGGGTCTTGTCGAGCGTGAGGATGACCGCGTCGTTCGGCGCATGTGGGTGAAACGCATATGAGTATGGAAGTCAGCCTGCCGCCCTTCGAGGGCGGCCCTGCCGCCTTCGGCATCGACGAGAAGCGCTTCGAGCGCATCCAGATCAACTCCACCAACCGTGCGGCTCGCTGGGTGAAGCGCGTGTTGCTGGTCGAGCCGTTCTCGGAAGCTACCGGCGTTCGTCGGGTGATCTTCAATGACCGCATCCGCATCAACCTGGCCAACCGGAACGTGCCGGAGGCGAGCATCGTGCCGTCGTCGGCCAGCATCCCCGCGCGCTGCTACCGGCATCGCGCCGATCCGGTCGATGGGTCCAAGGTCAGCGCCCGGGTGCTGGTGGATTGGTGGCAGGGCGAGAAGATCGCGGCCGGCTTCATCAACCCATCCAGCGATCGCAAGTTGCCGCTGGCCACCCGCAGTGTGCGCGCCCGCCGGCTGACCGCGCGCAGCAAGCGGCCCCACATCAAGGAATACCGCTACGAATACTGGACGCCAGAAGATGCAAACGGCCCATCAGCCGCCGCGCTGTTCCGCGTCGCGGTAGATAACAGCACGCGCGAACAGGCGGCCGACCGGCTGGCGTTCGAGTTCAACAAGGATCTGGATGAGGAGCTGTTCTGATGGAGGTGATCGCCACCCGCGTGACCGCTTACCTGGCCGATCGCCTACGTCAGATTGACCAGGCCAACGGCTACCCGCTCACGCTGAGCAAGGTCGAGGTCGGCCAGTTCTACGAGGATCTGCCGCAGCCGGCGCCGCTGCCGATCGCCACGCTGGTCGCTGCTTCTACCGGCGATGCGGTGACCCCTGAAGGGGTGGTCCTTTCTGGCCGTCGCGCGCGGGTCTACCAGGTGGAGGTCGTCATCGACTTCGACCAGCACCCCGACACCGAGCGGCACGCGCTGCTCGACCAGGTCGAATGGGGCATTGCCCGATCGCTGCGGGGGCGGCCGCCACCCCAACTGGCCGGGCTGCTACAGAGCGTCGCCTTGGGGGACGTGCAGTTCAACTACCCGGCACCCGGCCATAGCGTTGCCATCGTGCAGGCTCAGGTCGCCGTCACTTTCGTCGAGCAATACCCGCAACCATAGGAGGGCACCATGCCCAAAGCCAATGTGAAAACCGCATTCACCTTCCGTGAGGGCGGCAAGGTCAAGCTGTACAAGAAGGGCGACCAGGAACTGACCGCCGCCGCTCTGGCGCATGCCAAGGCGCACGGCTTCGTGCCGGTGCCCAAGGCCGAACCCAAGCCGGCCGACGAGGCCAAGTAGCCGTTCCACTCCCGCGCTTCACCTGGCCCCGCGCCGCATCCTGACATCGAGGTAAACCCATGCAAACCGTTCAAGACGCCAGCCTTATCGGCTATGGCGACATCTTCTCGCGTGCCTATCAAACTCAGAAAGCACTGTTGCCCTGGGGCAACACCAGCGAACTGAAGATCGCCCACACCGAAGATCAGCAGACGCTGCCCAACTACATCACCGGCGCGGGCAACCGCAACGTCACCTCCCGTGTCACCGGCGTAACGGCCAGCTTCACCCTGTACGACGTCAACGCCCGCAACCTGGCGTTGGTTGGTCGCGGCACCATCCATGGTGTGGCCGCTGGCGAGGTCACGGCAGAGGCCCATATCTGCGAGGCGGTGCCGGGCGAGCTGATCCCGTTCGACCACCTGCCTGACCTCTCGGCGCCGGTCACCATCGTGACGGCGGATGATGCTGCCCTGGAGCCCGGCACCGACTACCTGCTCACGCCCTACGGCATCCAGATCACCACCGGCACCACCATCACCAACGCCGGCATCAAGGCCAGCTACACCAAGCTCAAGGCCGACGTGGTCGAGATGCTCACCACCTCCCAGGTCGAGCTGGAATGCTACTTCGCCGGCCTCAACGCCGCGCAGGGCGGCGCACCAACCCCGGCACGCCTACGCCGCTTCAAGGTGGGCCTGGTGCAGGAAATCCAGCTCAGCGGCACTGCCTACGCGGCCTACCAGGTTACTGGCGAGCTGCTGGCCGACCCGCTGGTGACGGCGAGCGATATGTCGCAGTTCTATTCGTTGGGGATGAAGGCGGCGGCGTAAAGCCCTGCCGATGACCGAGCCCGGCAGTAGCCGGGTTTCGGTGATGGCGTTGTGATGGTAGATTCCCGCGACAACTGGTCCGGGAGGGAACCCAATGCAATGTCCAAATTGTAATCACGAGGCACCGCAATCCGACTTTGGCGATGGGCTCCAATGCCCATCATGCGGTGCGTTCTATGCCAAGGCCCTAGCAGCAAAACAGCGTAGGGAGGCACAGCAGGCCGAGCAAACGCCAGTCACCGCCGAACCGGCTCAGCCAACGCCGCCTCCGGTTAAAAAGAAGAGCGCCGGTTTCAAGCTCGCCGCTGATCATGTTGAGGTTGCTACGCGCGGGCTCAACGGTGCCCAGCCAGTGGTAGTGGTTGATGTGCAGATGCGGTTCTGGTCCATGGTCGTGTTTATGGTCAAGTGGTCGCTTGCGGCTATTCCTGCGCTGTTAATCCTGATGTTCATAGTGGCCGCGATCGTTTCGGTCGCGGGGGTGTGGTTCGCTACCCTCCTTAAATAGCGTCCCCTTTCTAAAAAACCTCGCCTCGGCGGGGTTTTTTATTGCCTGGAGAAAAGTTTATGGCCTTTGACCGGCTGATCCAGCTGACCCTGCGCGCGCGCAACTTTCTGAGCAGGGATGTGGAGCCGGCCAGCGATTCGATGCGTGAGCTGGCGGAGGAAGGGCGCCGGCTGAAAGCCTCGCTGGAGGAGGCCGGCCGCGCCCGTGGCCTGGCTCGCACCCTGCGCGACAACCAGCAGGCCACCGAAGGGCTGGAGCGCGTCCAGCGCGATGCACGTGCCACGCTGGACGATCTGACGCGCGAGATTGGTGACCACGCCCAGGCCACCGCAGGCCAGCGCATTGCCCTGCGCGAAGCACGGCGCACGCTGGATGAAGCCGAACGTGCTTATAAGCGCAACCAGCAAGCCATCAAGAACACCACCAGCGAGCTGAAAAAGCTGGGCGTGGACACTGACAACGCGGCGGCCGAAGAGCAGCGGCTGACCAACGAGCTGGCCGAGGGTAAGCAAGCGCTGGCCGACAACCGCGAGGCGCTCAAGCAGAAGCGCATCGAGGAGAAGAGGGCGGCGGACACGACGAAGCAGCACGCCGATCGCGTTGATGCTGCCCGCTCGGTGTTGAGCGATGGTGCCAAGCGTGTGCTGGCCTTCGCCGCTGCCTACATTTCCCTCAACGCTGCATTCAACCTGGTACGTGGCGGCCTGAACCTGTTGCGCGACGGCATCCGTGCCGTGATCGCCGATGGCAGCAGCAATGAGCAGGCGCTGGCTCAGTTGGAGTCGGCGCTGGCCTCGACCGGCAATGCCGCCGGGCTGACCGCGCAACAGCTGCTGGACATGGCTGACGAGTTCCGCGCCGCGTCCATGCTCACCACTGAGCAGATCTTGGCCGGGCAAACTCGCCTGCTGTCGTACACCGATATCGTCGCCAGTGAGTTTCCGGCTGCGATGCAGATCGTCATCGATCAGCAGCAGCGCCTGGGTATTAGCGTTGAGCAGTCGGCAGAGATTGTCGGACGGGCGTTGCAGTCGCCATCTGAGGCCATTGCAACGCTGGGGCGGCAGGGCTTCAAGTTCGAGGCCGGCCAGAAGAGCCTACTCAAGCAGCTGGAGGCCACCGGCCGCAAGGCTGAAGCCCAAGCCATCATCATGGACATGCTGACCGAGGCCTATGGCGGCGCGGCAGCAGCGGCGCGGATGAATACCTTCGCCGGGCTGTGGAAAACAGTGGCCGACCAGTTTGGTGACTTTGCAGGCCGCGTGGCTGGTTCAGGTGTCTTTGACTTCGTTAAAGGCAAGCTCGCGGAACTGGCTAGTAACCTTGATGCAATGGCCAACGACGGCCGCCTGGATCGGCTGGCACAAGGCCTGTCCGATGCGTTCGTGCAAGGTGCCGAGTGGGTCGAGGGATTCATCCGGCAACTCGCTGGTGTCGACTTCAAGAAATTGACCGATGACGGCGCCGCCTGGCTGAGCAGCTTTGGTACACATCTCGACGAAGCCTCGGCCCGGCTAAAGCTGTTTGTGGCGCCGTTCCGCACGTTGTTCAACGGCCTGACGGCGGGGCTGTCCGGGTTCGCCGCGCTCATCACCAGCAAGATGAGCGAGATCCTTGGTGCGGTTGGCAAGGTTGCGGAGTACCTGCCGAGCATGCTCGGCGGCGAAAAGCTTCGTGCTGCGGTTGCCGATGCGCGTGGCGTGCTCGATGGGCTGACCGAGGGCTTCCGGGCTCAAGTCGAGCAGGACGGCAAGGACATAGCCGCCGCCTGGACCACCACCACCGAAACGGTGAAAACCAAGGCCGCCGAGCAAACCGCTGCGGTCAAGCAAGAGGCCGACGACCAGTTCGAGCACATCGTCCAGCGCGTGACGGACATGAACAACGCGCTTGCACAAATCGATGCGGCCGAGGGTGCCGCCCAGCTCAAGCAGTTGGGCGAGGAGATGTACAAGGCCTACCAACGCGGCGACTTGAGCCAGCAGCAGTATGCATCTGGTACGGCCATGCTCCAGGCCAAGCTGCGTGATGTTGGCGGTGCGGCAGCCGGCATGGGTGCAGCTGTAGGCATCGCAGCGGACAACCTGAAAAGTCTGGCCGATGTGCAGCGTGCCATTGGCGATGCAAAAACCGACCGCGACATTACCGCGATCACAACTGCTCTGCGGCGGCTGTATGACAACGGGCAGATCGGTGCAGCCGAATACAACGCCGAGCTGGCCAAACTCAGCGCTCGCCAGAAGGAACTCAAGCAGGCGCTGGAAGGCAGCAAAAAAGCCCAGGACGAAAAGAACAAGTCCGACCGCGATGCCATCGTTACGAGCGAAGAGTTGCGCCGCGAGAGCGGCAAACGTATGGAAGCCGAGCGCCGAGCTGGCGACCAGGCCATGCAGGATCGGCGGCGCGGCAGCGAGGAAGCCCAGCGCGACATGGGCGCCATGGAGGATTTCTTCGGTGGCGTCATGACCCGCGCCCGCGAGCCCCTGGCGGCGATGAGCGATGCGGCGCTGGAGGCGTTCGACCGGCTCAATGGCCTGAGCACCGCCAATATCGAGATGGACACCAGCAGCCTGGATGCCACGACCAGCTCGCTGCGAAGGGCGACCGAAGCGCTGGATGACATGCAGGCCGCTGCAAACACTGTAGGCATGAGCGCGATTGGAAAGTGGATGACGCAGACGGCGCTGCAAAGCCAGCAGCTGCAGATCCAGTTCCTCGGGCAGAAGGCGCGCCTGCAGAGCCTGATGGAAGGCTATGAGGACGGCAGCATCACGGTGCAGCAGTTCGTTCGGCGTGCCAGTTCGGCGCGGCATGCGATGAGCCTGCTCAACGACTCGGATTTGCGCACGCTGGAAAGCGCGATCCAGGCCGCGAAGGACCGCATGGAGCAGATGGCCAGCTCCACCCGTTCCACGCTGGAGGGCTTGCAGGACGAGCTGGACAACCTGCAAGGGCGTACCGAGGACATCGAGCGTCGTCGTTTTGCCAGCCGCCGGCGGGAGCTGGAGGCGCAGATGGCGGAGGCCAATGCCCAGGGTGACAGCCAGGCGGTGGCCAATGCCGCGCGCGCCCTCGGCATGCTTCGGCAGATCGAGTCCGAAACGGCGCAACAACGCCAGCGGGAAGAGCAGCAGAAGCGCATCGATGCTCAGCAGCAGCCGCAAGGTGCTGCGCCGCAGCAGGCCCAGCCACCCGGCAAGGTGATCCGCCTGGAGGTGCCGGGCCGGCAAGCTGTCGATGTGGCTGTGCGCAGTGAGGCCGACGAAACCAAGCTGCTCGGCGTTCTCGAAAGCGCCGGGCTGAGGAGTCTGTAATGGCGTTGACCCTGGATAGCGTGGACCTGGCGGACGATCCCGACCTGGGCGGCGACCAGCTGCAATGGACGGATGAATGGGAATGGGACCCTGTCGAGCAGGAGCAGGAGCGCAGCCTGAGCGGGGCGCTGATTATCCAGGAGGGCGTCAAGCTGTACGGGCGCCCGATCACCCTCAGCAGCAACGGCGGCGCCTGGTTCACCCTGGCCAAGGTGCGCGAGCTGGAAGCGCTCGCCGCAACGGCAGGGCGGGTGATGTTGCTGACCCTGCCAACCGGCGAAACGCATCACGTCACCTGGAACCGCGCCGCTGGCCCTGCTGTGCAGGCCGCGCCGCTGTTCCGCCGGGTAGCCCCGTCGCCCGACTGGCTGCACGAATTGACCCTGAGGCTGATCACCGTGGCCCCGCCGCCGGACCCTGAACCCCAACCAGATCCCGAACCCTGACCAGCCCGCCCAGCGCGGGCTTTTTGTTGCCTGGAGATACATGGCATGACGATCAACGTCACCGATGTGAAGCTGCTCAAGAGCCAGCGCCTGACCGATGAAGACGACGGCGGTGGCCGTGCCACCGGCAATGCCGTGGTATCCGGCGAGGTCAACAACGTATTCCCCGACATCAGCCGGCTGGACCGCACCACCGGGCGCATCAACCTGCGCAAGCTCTACGGCGGGCCGATGACGCAGAACGCCGATGCCTACCTGGGCGCACACGCCATTGTCACCAAAGCGCCGGCAGATCCACGCGTAAGCGTGCTGCTGTTCAACACCGGCAGCCAGACAGACGAGCGCCGTGACGCCCGCGACCTGATCGAAAGCTACGTTGCTGCAGCCACCACCGCGCAGTTTGACCTGCTCGGTACCCAGCTGGCCGGCCAGCGCGCCATTGCCTGCGTGCAACGTGAGGAGCAGCGCGTGCCGGAGATCGGCGACGTGTACCAGCTGGTGGCCGCCGCCAGCGCGCAATACGTGCGCCTGACCGGTGTAGACGCCAGCCTGGAGCAGTTCACCTACGACTATGGCAACGGCAACTTCGTCAACTTCACCCGGCGCCGGCTTGACCTCTCGATCAGTGCGCCGCTGCTCAGCGAGTACCCGGGCGGTCAGGTCACACCGGCCGGCACCTCGGCCACCGCACTGGATGGCAAGGCCAAGGCGCGCGTGCTCAGCACCCAGGTGGCGGACGCTGCCCGTTACTACGGCATCAGCCCGCTGGCCGAGGCCATTGCGGCCGGCTCGCTCAACCTGCGCGTGCAGTCGGTGTACAGCCAGCTGGTGCCCAGCACCACCAAGGAATCGGCGCTGGTCGACGTGCTGGGCGGTTACCAGCGGCAGCTCTACCTGCCGGCCGGGCCGGCGCGCTCGGTGAACCTGACCGTTGCCGCCGGTGCGGTGTCGGGCGAGTCGCGCACCTTCCTGGGGACCGGCTGTGCGCCGGGAACGCTGAGCATCACCGCCAACGGTGGCACGTTCGCCGACGACAACAAGGGCGGCTTGCGCTTTGTGTCCGGTAGCAACTGGATTAGCTCGGGGCGTGTGGACTACCAGACCGGTGAGGTGACCCTGGTGCGCACCGGTACCAGCTGGGCCGGCTCGGCCACCGGCAGCTACCGCCCCGGTGCTGCAGCAACCGGCGATACCATCACCGGCGAGTTGGAGATCAGCCTGGGCAACCGTGGCTACGTGTACACGCTGAACCTGGCCGAGGCCATTCCGCGTGCCGGCACGCTGTCCGTCAGCTACATGGCGCTGGGCAAGTGGTACGAGCTGCGGGACATGGGCGACGGCCTGCTGACCGGCGAAGGGGCGGGCACCATCAGCCTGGCCACCGGCTCGGTATCGCTCACGCTCAATGCATTGCCCGATGTCGGCAGCTCGCTGATCTACAGCTACGTCAGCTCGGCGGACAACGCCATCACCCAACGGGCCGGTGGCAGCGTGGTACCGAAGCTGGAAGTGCGGCATACCCTGCCAGGTGGCGGCGTGCTGCCGGGCTCGGTCACCGTGACCTTCACGGCGGGTACCGAACGCACCCTGACCGACAGTGGGCAGGGCGTGCTCAGTGGCAGCGGCGGCACCGGCACCATCGCGTATGCGACGGGTGAGATCGTCATGGAGCTGGCTGCAACCCCGTCCGGCGGTGTTGCCTACAGTTACCAGCAGGGCGCGGTCGAGGGTGATGCGCTGGCTGTTTCCAGCGATGGCAGCGGCATGGCGACCTTCACCGTTCCCGGTGCGCCGCTCAAGCCCGGCTCCGTGCGCGTGGACTGGATGACCACCCGACGGCAGGCTGCGCCGGCCATCAACTGGCAGGTGATCGAGAGCGGTAACGCGCTGCCCATCTACGACGGGCTGCGTGACCTGGCCAACAGCGCGAACGACAACGGCAACGGTGGCTGGCAGGGCGGCCGCGCCGGCACCATCAATTACAGCACGGGCCAGGTGACGCTGCAGGTCGCGCAGCTGTACGACTATGTGGAATACACCTACAGCAACGCTTCACGTCAGGGGCTGATGGGCCGTGTCACTGAGCCGGTGCTGATCACCACGCCGGTGCAGGTGCGCGAGCAGTTCGGCGGCACCTTGTCCGTCGCCGCACAGGCGGCGGGTGTGACCACTGAGCCGCAGACCAGCAGCCAGGCCCAACCGCCGATCACCGTGGAGCTGCTGCCTGGCGTGGCCGAGGCCATCGTGCCGGGCTCGCTGCTGTTCAGCTGGAACGGCGCGTTGTACACCGACCGCAGCGGCATCCTGTACCGGGATGTGGCCAGCAACACCAACGGCGGCGCCGCCGTGGGCAGTGTCGACTACGTATCAGGGGTTGCCACGCTGAACAGCTACGCCGGCAACGCCACGGGTGCGGTCGTGCTGCTGGCCTGCCTGACGGCCTCGGCCGGGTTCAGCGTCACCGGGGCGACGTTCCGCACGCCGGGCGCGCCCCTGCGCGAAGGCAGCATGCAGGTGACCGTGGTGCGCACGGATACCGCTGCGATCGTAACCGCCGCCTCGAACCTCAATGGTGAGTTCAGCAGCGGCATCGTGCACGGCACCGTCGATGCGGCCACGGGTATCGCGCGCCTGCGCTTCACCTCCAACCCGGCCGACGAATCAGGGGCCAGCGACTTGCCGGTGATCCCGCTACTGCTGCGTTACAACGCGGTGGTGCAGACCCGCCTGCCGCTCGATGCCGGGCTGTTGGGCCTCGATCCGGTACGGCTGCCGGCTGATGGGCGTGTTCCGATCTACCGCGACGGCGATGTGCTGGTGATCCATCACACCGCCGAGACGCTGGTAGCCTCGCCGGTGGCAGGCGGCACCCTGCAACTGGAGCGTGACCAGCAGGCCGAGATCGAGGTGATCGATGGGGCCGGCACCGTGCTGCGCGCCGAATCCTATTCGGTCGATCGCGCAAACGGCACCGTAACCTGGGCCAACCCGCTGGTGTTGCAGGATGCCGAGGGCAACCCGCTGGGCCTGCCCTTGATCGTGCGAGACAGGGTGGAGCATATGGCGATGGTGACCGAGGTGCAGATCACCGGCGAGCTGGGCATCAGTTCGCCGCTGCCCTGGGATCTGCCGGCCGGGGAGGCGCACGTCTCCAGCGCGGTGGCATGGGGCGATCTGCAATCGCGCATTCACACCTGGTTCACCCAGCAGACCTGGAGCCAGGGCGCGCCGAACTGGACGGACGCACCCATCGGCAACACCACCACGGCGCAATACAACAGCCTGAGCTACCCGCCGATCATCACCAATGCCGGCGGCATCTCGGGCAAGTGGGCGCTGGTGTTCACCAGTGCCACCGCGTTCAACGTGGTGGAAGAGCAGCTGGGCGTGATCAGCACCGGCAACACCTCGACCGACTGCGCGCCTATCAACGCCCTGACCGGCGAGCCGTACTTCACGATCCGGCGGGACGGCTGGGGGAGTGGCTGGGCCGCGGGCAATGCGGTGCGCTTCAACACCGACTCGGCGCTGGGGCCGATGTGGGCCATCCGCACCGTGATCAGTGGGCAGGGCACGGTAGACGATGACAAGTTCGAACTGTTGGTAAGGGGGGATGCGGACTGATGGCCGTGCATTTTTATCATCGCGATCAGCCTGGAAGTCCAGCGCTGAGTTTTACCACCTCATCCGACTCTGTAGTCCACTGGGAAGGGTTGGTGGCGGTGCTGAAGGGGTGTCTTGTATCGGGCTATGGTGAGCAGCAGCCGGCAGGTTGGGAGCTAATCGCGGAAGGCTCAGATCACCTTGTTCTGCGCAGCGGGAGTCATTCCGGCTATGTGTGCCTGTCATTCGCGGCGGGGGCCGTAATCATTTCAATTGCGGAGACGTTCGCCGGCATTACGGATGGGCTGATCCAGGGTGATGGTGCCAAGTCTGGCGTTGCGGTTGGCTCGACGATTCCTCACAAGTTCATGGCGCGGCACTTTGCGCGCGCCTCTGCGAGCTCAAGTTGGTTTGTCATGGCGGATGCGAAAACGTTCGTCCTCGGCAAGACCGGCATCAACAGCCCAGTGAGTGAAGAGTTGATTGGCGGCAATGGAGATGGCTACGCCCAGACGGCCATCTACATAGGCGAGGATGCCGAAGGTAACTTCATTGCCTGCGGTGGTCTCAACACAACGAGTGCCCGAGGTACTCAGTGTTGGGCTACGGGGTTTACTGCACTGCGTGATCCGGCAACGGGGTTGTTGGTTGACGCCGGCACGTTGGATTATGCGTTTCCCGGACATCACAGCATCAATATGACTGCGGAGGGCCATGCTACGGCATTGCCCGATGCTCAACTGGTGCCGATCGTGTGGACCAGTGGTGGTGCTGTGTCCAGGCTTCGCGGAGTGTGCATGGAGCCTCGCATAGGTCTGTCGAGTTGTAGCGTCGGCGCGCAAATGCTTGGGTACCCAGGGCCCCTGATGTCCCGAACGGCACACACGCCGATCGATCTCGGCGATGGGTTCGCCTATGTGATCGCACCCAGGTATGCGGGCTACGGCACGCTGTTCCTGGTGACGGATAACCCGGAGTTCTGGTGATGACCTCTATTGCAGCGCCGTATGTGAAGGCAGTGCCGGGCTATACGGTGCCGCCGAAAATCGTGGTGCAGTTCCGAATGCTCAGGGATGGTGAGGTGACGCCCGGTCGCAAAGTGGTGCGCGTGTACCGGGATTGGGATGTGGCCCAGAAGCTGGATCTGTCATTCGAGGCCGAGTTGGGCGAGTTCTCGCGGGCGTTGACGCTTGATCTCGCGACCTTGCTTGACCAAGGGAGCTGGCTTGTCGCTGGGCTGGATCTGGCACCGCCTAAACGGACGCGCGCGGCTTACCTCTCGTTCTCGGAGACTGGTGTTTACACCTTCAACATCACCTCGGGCGAGGGCGGTGGCCAGCAGGGCGACCCCGGCCGTGTAGCGGGGCTCGTCCGCGTCGAGCGGTTGCCGGCGAACCGCGAGATCGTGCTGGTCGAGCGGCCTGCGGATGGTGTGTGGCGCCTGGCGGGCTACGGCCCGACGCCGGGCGGCAGCGGTGACATCGACGTGCGGGTGGTGGGCGGTGATGTCTATGCCATGGCGGTGGATGACTACGGTGTGCAGTTCGTCGCTGACTTGGCCGTGCAAGTTGGCCAGCGCATCCGTCCGACGCAGTACAGCGGCTGGGTGTATGAGATCACCGAGGCCGGGCAGTTGCCTGCTGTCGAGCCGGCGTGGTGGGCGGCGCAGGGCGAGAACCCCTCGCAGCCGCTCGGCTCGGCCCGGGCGATTGCTCGGCGCTACTTCCAACCCATCGCCCATGGCCCAGTACCTGTCGAGGTGATCTGATGCTGAGCGTATCCATCAGCAGCGGCTGGCGTCGCGCCGTGCGCGCGGACCGGCGCGCTGCCGCATTGCCCTGGGATGCCCTGCAGGCGCTGGACCGGGCTGGCTCGGTACGCTGGAAAATTGCCGGCCCGGCCGACAGCCGGACAGCGACCGCGCCTTGGAGCCGGGTATCGACACGGGATGTCGGGACAGTGGGGGCATGGCAACCGGCAGGCCCGCGGGATCGTCCGGCCAATGCGATGCCCTGGGCCAGCGTGCCGGTGAAGGATGCCTGGCTGTCGTCGGGCTGGAATCACAGCATTCGCGCGGTGGATGTGCGCCTACGGCTGATCTACAACCCCAAGCCGGCCCGCAAGGATGCGACCGTTGCAGCAGGCCATCGGCGCGTCAATGAGTTCGGTCCGCGCTACAACGCCGCGACCGCCCTGCAGGACAGCCTCTACGTGCCTGGCAGCGGGGCGCTGGTGTTCGAGTTCGGCGGCCGGCCGTACTTCCCCAGCACGTCGCCCAGCGTCTTCTTCGACTTCCGCTACGTGCCGGCCACGCCTGCGATTCAGTCGACCGACATGCGGCCGGCGAAGGTGCGCTGGCAATCGGCGCGCCGGCTGAGCCTGAGCAGCACGCTGCCCTGGGGCAGGGCGCGGCAGGTCGACGGCGTGCTGACTGACATGCCCTATGTCGATTACCCCGGCCCGGTGAAGCCGTTGCCCGAGCCGCCACCCGACCCCGAGATTCTGGATACCTACATGATCGCCAACACCGTCAACCTGGTGGTGCTGCCCAGTCGCACGCCGCTCGAGGCGAAGAACGTGCGGGTAGCGTTGGATGCTGACTCGTTCAGCTGGAGCTTCAGCGCCGACATCTTCACCCAGGCCGCCCTCGACCTAGTGCGCCCCGATGCCGACGGCGCCAAGACGGTCGAGCTGGATATCAACGGCTGGAAATGGGTGGTGCTGGTCGAGCGCTACAGTCGGCAGCTGCGTTTCCCGGCTGAGGCCTACAGCATCAACGGGGCAACCCGTCCGCAGCTACTGGCCGCGCCCTATGCGCCGTTGCGCACCAGCCTGAACAACGCACCGATCAACGCCGCCCAGGCGGCCGAGGCCGAGTTGCTGAACACAGGGTTCACCCTGGCTTGGCAGGCGGCCGACTGGACACTCCCGGCCGGTGCCTTCAGCTACCAGAGCCAGACCGCCATGCAGGTGATTGCACGGCTCGCCGAAACGGTGGGTGGGGTGGTGCGCCCCGCGCGGGATGCGGATACGCTGGAGGTGGTGCCACGTTACCCGGCGCCGCCATGGGCGTGGGAGGATGTCGACACGCCGATCAGCCGCATCATTCCGCCAGCGATGATGACCGAGCTGGGCGGCGAGTGGACGCCGCAACCGGCCTGGAACGCCTGCTACACCTCGGGCACGTCGCATGGTGTGAGCATGCTCGTCCGCCGTGCGGGTACCGCTGGCGACAATCCGACACCGGACGTGTTCGAGGACTGGCTGACCGACCAGCCGGCCAACCAGGCGCGTGGCATTCACGAGCTCAGCAAGGGCGGCAACATTGAGATCGTCAGCTTCACCATCCCGCTGTTCCCGGTGAACGATGACCACGGCGTCGGCCTGGTGCTGCCGGCGCAGCTTTGCCGCGTGCCGGAGTCTTCCGGCGCCTGGGTGGGGCTGTGCCTGGCGGTAGATATCAGCGCCGAGGGCACCGGCGCGGTGCGGGTGAAACAGCAGATCAAACTGGAGCGCCACCACTGATGGCCACGACGAACCCCTGGAAGCGCTTCATCGGCCTGTTGCCGGGCGGTGTGCGCACCGTCGCCACGGTGCGCAGCATCGATACCATCTCAGGCCTCAGTGAGGTGGAGCTGCGCACCGGCACCCGCATCACCGTGCGCGGCATCGACGTGCCGGTAAGCAGCAAAGCCTACATCGCCGACGGCACCATCACCGGCCCGGCGCCGGTTCTGCCGCATTACGATGTGGATGTTTAAGGATTCTCATCCAGCGCTCCGCATGTTGTTGAAATGATCAGGTTGCTCCTATGATGTACAGACAATATATGGAGTAGTTCTATGATCAAGGATCCCCTATACCTGTACAAATACCTTCCCGCTCAAGACTATTCGCTAAAGGTGATCTCCGAGGGGTTAATCAAATTCTCGAGTTGCCTGGAACTTAACGATCCTTTCGAGGCATTGCCGATAGTGGAGGTTGGGCCATTCCATAAATTCAAAGAAGAGGTCGTAGTTCGAAGGTTCTCAGAGAGCAGTGATTTTATGTTTCAGCGATATATCACCGCTTCTTTAGCAGTACACAATGGGAATTGGGCTCGCAGCTTTCAGGATAAAGCAGGGGTTCTATGTTTGACACGGAATGAGAAAAGTGGGCTGATGTGGTCACACTACGCAAGTGATCATAAGGGGATCGTGATTTGCTTAGCTTTTGACCGGCCGATGACCGTGTGCGGTTTAGAACTGTTCCCGCAAGTAGTGAAGTACCCCAGCAAACGCCCTGCCGTTAACTTTTGGGGGCCGGGTGAAGTAGATAAATGGCTCCTAACCAAAAGCTGCTCTTGGCAGTACGAGGAGGAAGAACGGGTGATTATTCCTGGGTTTCCTGGGATTCATAGTTATGATAGATCCGTTCATCTTCACTCGGTTATTCTGGGTTCGAGAATAACTCCTGAATACAAGGCTAAAGTCAACAGTGCGGTTGATAAAGCTCAGGTTGATATGCTGAGGCAGATTCCGATATTTGAGGCGAAACTTTCCAGTTCGGATTATTCAATTCATATTCTTAAATTGAATAATAAGAGAAGTTAATTGGCTAGGTAGAGGGCGGATTTACTCAGGGAAATAAGAATAGATCGATTCGCATGGGGCCAGGCGGTCCCTGCTACGAATCACGAACTTATAAGTTTTTCTTTTGGCCCGCCTTGAGCGGGTTTTTTTTCGCCTGGAGACAACCATGCCTCGACTATCGCCCACCGCCGCGGGTGGTGCAAACGTGTGCGCATTCCTCGACCTGATCGCCTGGGGCGAGGGTACCGACAACGGCATCCAGCCGACCCGCGATGACGGCTATGACGTGATCGTCGGCGGCGCGCTGTTCGACGGCTACGCCGACCATCCCCGCCGCTCCGTCTGGCTGCCGGCGCTTGGCATCTGGTCGACCGCCGCCGGTCGCTACCAAATCCTGTCTCGATACTGGGACCACTATCGGGCCAGCCTCGGCCTGGCCGGTGGATTTACGCCGGAGAACCAGGACCGCGTCGCCCTGCAACTGATCCGCGAATGCCGCGCTCTGGGCGACATCCAGTCCGGCCGCATCGAACAGGCCATCCACAAATGCCGCAGCCGCTGGGCCTCGCTGCCGGGCGCGGGCTATGGGCAGCACGAGCAGCAGGTTGGGTCGTTGCTGGCGGCGTACGCTAGGGCCGGCGGGGTGCTGGCATGAGCGCCTGGCTGAAGCTGGTCCCTAGCTGGACCTGGTGGCTGCTGGCCGTGGTGCTGGTCGCCGGGGTGCAGCAGTACCGACTCATTACCACGCAGGCCGATCTAGCTGACACCAGGGCCGCCTGGAATGAGCAGCTGCGCCTGACGGCCGAGGCCAATGCGGCCGTAATCCTCAAACAGCAGGCCGATCGCCTGGCGCTGGAAGGGCGCCTGGCTGACCTCGATACCCAGTCCACACAGGAGCTATCCGATGCCCTCGCAGAAAACGACCGCCTGCGCACTCTCTATGGCGCTGCTGATGATGAGCGCCGCCGGTTGCGCATCGAGGTCCGCGTCGCCCGCGCCGACGCCACAGTGTCCGCCACCACCGGCCCCGGCAGCCTGGGTGATGCAACCAGCGTCGAACTCAGTGCAGCAGCTGGATCAGCTGTTTGGGATATCCGAGGAGGAATGATCAGCGATCGGGCGAAGCTGGAGTATCTGCAGGAGTGGGCGAGGGCGGTGCGAGCTGGCGAGTAGGAAGTCACAGCACGCCTTCGCCTCCCGCTGTATGGTGAGTTGACCCAATCAAGGAGGATATATGGGAAATCTCATCATCAATCGCAAGCCAGGCCAGCGGATATTCCTGTCGCCAGAAACCGAAGCGGATGCGGCCGAGCTGTATCGTCAGCTTACAGAGGAGGGTATCTGGCTTGAGCTGTATCACAGCAGAACGCCCGGCCAGATCGTGGTTTGCATCACTGCGCCGCCCGCGGTCAATGTGGCGCGGGAGGAGCTGCTGCAAGCGAACGATGGGCGCAGCTAACCCCTTCACCGTGGACGATAGGGGTATGATGCGGCGCTTTGCTTGGGGGATTTATGCTGCTGTTACGCATGAAAGGCGGAGTGACATACACGCTCGATCGCCAGGTCGGTAACTCAGGCAAGCATGGTATTTGGGAATTCCATCGATCCGCCTGCTCCTTCATGAGTCCCCCGGACTATACCCCGTACCGTCACGCCGCCATCTCGCCGGCCGAGCCGAAGGTTGGCGCGACGGTGCAGATGGCGATTTGCAAACCGAACGCTCCAGAGTCGGACTGGATACCCATCGGTGAAGGTGTTGTCGCTTTCGATACTGCGAGCCAGTGATGTCGTGGCGCGGGCCTAACTCCGCCACCTGAACCGGTCCGGCGTCTCGCGCACGAACCCTTGGCCTTCGCATTCCGCACAGTCCTCTCGCTTGCTGAACGAGTCATCGCAGGCGGGGCAAGGCATGAAGATGGACACGCTGGCTCGCGTTGAGAGTGCTGCATGCCGCTCCGTGTCGCCTTCTTCCTTGGCCAGCTGGATTGCATCGAGGGCGGCCCGGTACAGGTCCGGGTCGTCGATGGTGCGCAATTCTATGCCTCGAATCATGCGCGACACCTCGACCAGCTCATACTCGCCGGTCGGCGTGATGCAACGTTTCCCATCTATGCGTCCGATCGATTCCTCGCTTCGATTGAGCAGCTCCAGGCCAATGTCCGTGTGCGTCACCCTCGCGTCTATGTGGGAGGCGTTCAAGCGCTCCCCGGGCGGTTTCCAGTTAAAGGCGGAGCCCGACAGGTACCCTAGCGCCGGGCCGTCGCGTACCAGCACGTAAGAGCCAGAGCGCAGGAAGTAACGGTGACGGACTATCTGCTCTTCGATCTCGTGTGAATACGCAGACTCCGCAAGCTCGAGCAGATCGAAGTGTTCCAGGGGATCGATAATGCCCGCTCGAAGCATGTCGTCCGCGGCCTCGATAAGGTTTTCCCGATAGAGCCGGGGAAGGTCACGGCGTTCTGATGCGTCGTCCAGCATGCGATGCCAGCGCTCGACGGTCATGCTGGTGTGGTGAGTGAAGGAAATGTCGGGGCCCATGGTCTGCTCTGATGCTGTATATGCGTACAGTATCAGGCTGACCGAAAACCCATCCAGCGCTTGCTGATCGACGGCTATAGCACCGGATTGCTGATGCGCTCGATCAGGTGTGCGCCTTCGTTGCGGACGTTGCCGGCCGCCCGATCCACTGGATACCAGTCGAACTCCTCGACGCCTAGGCCATGCTCAAGCGCGATGTCTTCCGCCTCGTTTGGACCTAGCTCTGGATCTAACCAGTGCAGGGCGCATTCAGGCGATAGCACGAGTGGACGGCGGTCGTGAATGTCCAGCATGCCGGCGCCGCTGGACGATGTGATGATCACGAAGCCATCTCCGTCGCGGGGCTCGCCCATGCCGCCTCGCTGGAACTGGCCCAGGGCAGCGAAGAACATCGGCGCGTTCGTTCGCAGCTTGATCAGATAGGGCTGCTTGATCTTCGGATTCGCCTCGTCCTTCTTCCATTCGTACCAGCCATCGGCCGGCACAATTGCCCGGCCTGTCTTCCAGATATCGCGGAAGAACTTGGACGTGGCGGCGGTCTCTACCCTGGCGTTGATCGCCGGCGGTCTTTTCCCTTGCGCCCAGAACGGGGCATATCCCCACCGCACGTCTTCCATGCGTAGCCCGTCTTCGTCCTGGTGCAGCAGCTGAACCATCGACTGCGGCGGCACGTTGTAACGGCCGATCGGCTCAGGGCTCAATCCGCCGATGGGTATCTGTCCGAGAGCTTCCGCATATTCGATTGGGTACCGGTACTGCGTTATGCGTCCACACATGAAGGGTGCCTCGTGCCAATGTCTTTTCAGTCAGAGGTCGCGGGCGCGAGCTCGTTCGATCCGCGCGGGTTTTGGGTATGCACGGTATAGTGATAATGTACCGAACAGCCTGGGTATCCCCTGCCCAGGCCAGTTAACGAGATCTCTTGTGAAAATCAGCGACTCCCTCCTGATGCGAGTGATTAAAGCGCACGCCCGTTGGCGATGGCGTGCCTGACTCATTGCTCCGAAGACTGCATTGCTTCGATGCTCAGCCCAGCAATAAAAATAGCGGGTACTTGAGCGGGTATCAGAATCGAGTGATTGCAGGAAAGTCTTTGTATATCAATAGGTTGGTGTGATTATGTTGCTGATGCTCGATAACTACGATTCCTTTACCTATAACGTCGTGCAGTATCTCGGCGAGCTCGGTGCCGAGGTCAAGGTGGTGCGCAACGACGAACTCAGCGTGGCCGAGATCGAGGCGCTTAACCCCGAACGCATCGTGGTGTCTCCTGGGCCCTGCACGCCGAACGAGGCGGGGGTGTCGCTCGATGTGATCCGCCACTTCGCCGGCAAGCTGCCGATTCTGGGCGTCTGCCTCGGCCATCAGAGCATCGGCCAGGCGTTCGGTGGCGAGGTGGTGCGGGCGCGCCAGGTGATGCATGGCAAGACCAGCCCAGTATTCCATGAACATGCCGGCGTCTTCGCCGGCTTGAACAATCCGCTGACGGTCACCCGCTATCACTCCCTGGTGGTGCGGCGTGAAACGCTTCCCGAATGCCTGGAAGTCACCGCCTGGACATGCCGGGAAGATCGGAGCGTCGACGAGATCATGGGCTTGCGGCACCGCACGCTGAACGTCGAAGGCGTGCAGTTCCATCCCGAGTCCATCCTCACCGAGCAGGGGCATGAACTGTTCGCCAACTTCCTGAAGCAGACCGGAGGCGTGCGCTAA